AAAAGAAGCAAGATTAAATTATATTATCTTAAATAAGAAAAAAACTTGTACCCAAACCAAATTAGCCAATGCTTTAAACCCACCAAAAACATTTCAACAAATACAGAAATACGAAAAAGGTAAAAATGGAGTATCAACAATTATCTTGATACAGATTAGCAACTTTTTTGGTAAGCCACTTGAATACTTTACAAGTGAAGCTACAGAATTATTGGGTCAAGATAATCTACCTGATAATAACTCTGAAAAAACTTTGGCTCCTACTATTGTTACAGGGTTAAATTAAAGTGATTATCATTAAATGTGAAAACTGATAAGTGCCTTGTAAACACTTATCTTTTATTTGTTGTGTGATAGGGGCAGCTTTTAACTAGGGTTGCCCCTTTTTTATTATGTACTTTATAATTTTTAGAAAAAATAAAAAAGATAAATACAGGCATTTTACAAACGAAATATTTTCTACAGAAGAAGATGCTATAGGTTTTGCCGATAGAAGTTTTACTAGAAAACATAAAGGCTTATGGAAAATTGTAGATTACGATTCAGAAAATATTAAAAAGTATTGGTGGTAACTAATTATTAATTAAATAATAAGTTAATGCCACCAACTCTATAATTATAATTACTTCAAGCATATAATTTATATGTAAAAGTTTGGTAATTTTTTTCCCATCCAAAATCAATTTTTGATTTTTTTAATTGTTCTTCAGATATAATTTGATTTTGTTTTAAACTTGTTAATCCTGGTTCTATGACAATATATTCTTTTTTTATTTTATATTTCTTTGGATGTTTAAATTTAAATGTCATATTTCTCTCCTTATTTCCAATTAAAGTGTTGATTTTGGTAATCTATATTTTCTGCTGCATTACCATTATTCTTAAAAGGTTTAATGTAGTTCTCAGCAACAAAGTTAATATCCTTATCCCCCAAATCTCTAGCAAGGTCTATGGCATTCTCTTTATGCTTTTTAGTATATGCCCAATAGGTAGCCATATAATGCCTAAAGAAGTACGACTTTCTATCTATGGGTAGTTGCACCTTATTCTTGGCTAATGCCCCCTCTATGCCCCTTATTATTTGTTCTACGCATATAAATTTACCTTTGTTATTTAAGAACAAGTAATTTTGGTGGTCTGGCAAGGTATTACTATGGTCTATAATTAAATCTTTTAACTTAGTAGATATAACTAAAGTCCTAACCCCATTCTCAGTTTTAGTAGTACCGATATGCTTTCCCTTTTTAACTGCCTTATCTATTCTAATCATTGGAATATTAGATTTGAACAATAAGCTTTTTCTATCTAAGGCTCTGCACTCACTAGGTCTGATTGCAGTTTCAAGCATAATCTTACACATTAATTTGACCATAGGTCTATTAATATCTTCTATTATGTTAGCGATAACTTCTAACGACCATTCATCAAAATCAATAATAGCTTTCTTTTTTTTAGTTGCTATAACTGTTTTTAGAAAATTCTTATCATCGCAAACATTTCTACCAAGCTTATCAATATCTACTTGGTGTTCTAAGATAAGACTCATAGTGTTAAAGATTTTCCTAGCAGTATTAGATTTAAACTGCCTATCTCTAATCTTGCCTTTTAAATATTCAGCAAAATCATTTAACTTATGCTTATCTATTAATCTTATATCTGTGTTAGTAAAAAAAGTAATTAAATGGTTTAAATAAAAACTCATATAATCATCTTTTGTACTTTTATCTATTTTACCAATACTGATTTTGTAATCTAGGTGTTGGCAAAAATCTATCCAAGCTTCAGATAAAAAGATTTGTGATGATGAAGTTTTAGTTAAACCTATTTCTTCTACCATTTCTTTTGCTAAAAGTTCTACTGCACTTTTAGTTTTACCAGAAATAAATTTAACCTGACCATCTAAACCATAGTATCTAAATCGCCAAATTCTTTTACCTCTTTTAACTGTATCTTTAATTGCTAGTTCCATTATTTCTCTCCTTTATTATTTTTTCAAATTTATCGTATTCATGTTCTGATACATGATATTCAATACGACCATTTAATTCTTTAGTAACAAAATCAATAATATAATTAGAATCACCAAACTGTTCAGTACGATTTAAAACATTTTCTTTAAATTGTTTTAATCCTTGTTCGGTTAATTTTAAAAATATTCCATCCTTACTAAATTTAAGAACTTCAAACTCACAATTTTTAAAATTAATTTGCGATCTATCTATAATAAGATAAAAGTCTTTTTCTATTTTTATTTTCATTTTTTCTCTCCAAAGTTTTTAATTTTATAGTCATGTGTATTTTTCCATTTAGGATCACAAAATAACATTTCTGCTCTTTGTTCACTCATAAGGTATTGTTTATTGTCAATTAAATTTAAAACAATAAATGGATTTTTTCTTGCTCTAGGTTTAAATCCACAAAGCTTATATTTTCTTTTACCTTGAGATGTAGACAGTTCGGCAATTTTAGTTGAATCTAAAGGTTTCATCCAACTTTTATTTGCCTCTCTAACTTTTAACTCATGTGCTAAAGCTTTTTCTTCTTCACTTAAAGCATTAGGTAAAGATACTTTTAATTTAATTGTAAAAGTATCTGAATCATATCTTGCAGATCCAAACTCAACATTGAAACCAAGATTTTCTTTATCAATAATTGATTTAAGTTTATCTCTAACTTTATCAATATATTTAGGTGTTATTTTATTAGTCATTTTCTCTCTCCTTTATTAAGTTATACCTATGTTATACTATACCACTAACAGTATTGCAAATAATCAATTGCCTTTTTTTGCCTTGTATTACCTAGCTTATTTAAGGGGTATAAAAAAAGTATAGGGATCTGTGGTATAATTTTGGTATAATCCACAATGATTCTCACTATATTTTGGGCATAAAAAAAGTGCCGAAAAGAATCTTGCGATTCAATTCGGCTATATATATAAGCTTTTATGTGTTGCCCTTGTAGCTCAGATGGTAGAGCAATTGATTTGTAATCAAAAACCCCAACAACATTACTATTGGTTTTATTAACTTTTCTATACTGTGGTATATTCAAAGTATAATTTAGCATAACGAATCTTAATTTAATTATTAGTCGTTATACTATAATGATAACCTAATGTATACAGCTATACCATAGGCAATTGATTCTATACCCATCCCTATCCCTCTAGCATAAAGCTAGAACTATGATCTTCTAAACAAGTAGATCAACCTAACCGGTTATTAATTTCCTTATCTTTATTTTTATTTATAAGGTTCTTGTAATAATCTTTTTCCATGCAGGAATAATGACCTTTTGTTTTATCGGCAAAGGCTACAAAGGATTCGGTGTTAATCATTTCTTTTTGGCAGTATTTACACTTGCCAATATCCATGACTATAATCTTAGGTTTTTTCCAAGTTTTATTTTTAGCTGACATTAAATAGTGTTCTTTGCTTCTACGCAATAAAACTTCACATATATCTGTTCATCATTTACTCTTTTATATCCAAAGCTTTGACTAACTTTTCTAGCCTCTAAATATCCAGCATTCATGCAGCTATACCAATTATTATATGTGGTTTTCTTTTCTATTGGTGGAGAGCATTGACCATGCAAGGCAGAGCATACAATGATTGCTAAAATTAATTTCATTTAGTTGTTGTTATTTTTTTTAATTTTTCTTCTAATTCTTTTATTTTCTCTATAGATATTTCTAAATCCTTTTGAGAATGTTCAAGTTTTTGCAGACATCTTTTATTAGCAGAATCCTTAGACTTACCTGCATCTTGCAGTTCAGCTATTTCTTGCTTTAAGATACGAAGCTGGTCTTTATATTCGTTAATTAAGTCTAGGTTATCTGACATCTATTTCTTTTTAAAAGTAGAAACACCTTTAATACCCAAAATTGTAGAAAAGGCTCCCACTACAAGAGCTTGATAGAACATGGGTAAATTAGAAAACTTATCAAAGAAAATATCTATCTTCTGTTGTATATCAGGATCATCGCTAAATACTGACCAAGCCAAAAGCAACAGAGGAATTGAAATTAAAATAAGGCAAAATTCATCTTTCCAGTCGCCTTTATGCGAATCAATAACAGCTTTTTTAAATTCAACCTCTCCTGAAGCCATTCGTTCAGCTAGTTTTAATTCTGCTACAGACTCTAATTCTTTTGTTTTTCTTCTATTAGAAGCAATAGACATGCCAGTTTTAATAATACCTGGAACTAATTTAGCTGCTATGTTCAACCACATAATGTCCTCCTATAATTTTGCTGATTTCATTTTGCCAGATAATTTACCGCAGCGATGAGGTGTTTGCTTCGCCCATCTACTGTCTAGCATCTGATTACCAGCTTCTTCATAATTTTCACTATCAAGAGCTTCCCACATCTTTTTAAATTTAGAAACTCCACCAACACCCATTTGATAAACCATTTCAATCAACACCTCTTTTGCAGCATGATTAACCGGTCTTGAGCCAATTAAATTTTCGGTGGAAGCCAATGATTTTTGGAAATCTTTTTCAAAAACTTCATCACCCATCTCTTTAGGATATTCTTTATCTTCTTCATAATTGTCCTCCGATGTTATTAAGTGTCCATAGAATATTGTTGGAAAACCTAAATGATCTTTATAAATTTTATTAACAAAACCCTCATGGCTTCTGATTTCTTCTTTAAGATTTTCGTACATTTTTCTTTCTTGAGTGCCTAACCCTCTTATGCCAAATCCAAATATTAATTTTGCTTAATCTTTTTTCAATAAAGAATAAAAGTTTTTCAAAAAAATCCATATTCATTGTTATTGCTCCCATATTATTGACAACTCTCACATTCACCTGTGTCATCAATTACTATTCCACCATTATTTTCATAACTTAAATCTTCATCTCTCATGTTCTCAAGTTCTCTATAAGTCTTGTTAGGATTTGCTTTGGCGAAGTCGCCAATAGTTTTTTTGCAAGTGCAGGTGTCGCAGGTACATAAATCCCCATCAAAATTATGGCTATGCAAAGGTTCTTCGCAATGACAATTACAATGGCATTTAGCACAAGTTTTTTTATTCATAACTAATCTTTTTTTTTCTATTATATTTTTTTTTATTTTTAACTATTCTTTGTTTGAAATGCCTTAACTGTCTAGCAACAGGATTTCTTTTCTTATTGGGTTTCTGCACACTTCTTCTTTCCCCATTTCCAAGTTTGAGATATAGATTTCTTTTCCTGGAGCTTATCGTTTTTGCTATCTGTTTCTGTTACTCCCACTTCAATAGTAGTTTTGTCTGGACAAACAGAATTACATCCACCTAAAAACATCATTAATGTTAAAAAAGAACATACTAAAGTAATTGAAACAACATACTTAGTCATTGTTCTTTTTTTTCTTTTTAGGTTTCTTTTTTGGGAAAATTCTTTTAGATACTTTCTTTTCTATTTGGCTAACCTTTTCTTTAATTAAAACCATTTCATTAGATAGTTTAAATGTTTGGCTTAAATTCCATCCACCTAAAGCTAATAAAATTGCTAATAAAGCAGCTATTAATTTGTCGTTCACTATTTTTTCCAAAGATCATTAAAGAAATCTTGCCAAAATTTAGTTACATCTTCTTGTAATTTTTTAGCTTGTTCTGGTTGTTCTTTAATTAATTTATCCATTTGAGCTTTCCACTCTGCGTAAGTAGGAATCTCTAATTTAAAATTAAACATATTTATCTCCTTTATTTATTTGTTAAGAGGTTTAACCATGAACCTCATGTGCATATTAAGTTGCAACCCTTATTCTAAAATTAATTTTTTAATAGATATGGAACCATCTATGTTTTTTTCAAGCTCTGCTTTAGACTTAAT